TTCGTTGAAATTAACTCGTAAACAATTAGACCATGCAGATATCTGTTTTGCAGCAATGTCTGGTATTATGGAACGTGGTAAGTGGGAGATAACTTCTAAGAAACGTCAAATCACACGACAGTTCTACATGGGGTGCGGTGGTTTTAGTTCTGGTTGGGTTTCTTCTAATGCACAAATGTTGAAGGCGAAAGACCGTTGTAAAGACCATTTCATTTCTCCACAGACGTATGCTTACTACTTGTTGGACAATTGGAACATGTACAATACATGGGAAACCTTTTTACCTCAATGGATGTTTTGTTCACAAACTATTGCAGTTACCTCTGAAGAGAATATTGCATTGAGTGGGTTTACAAAGAATTCATTTGAAACTGGTAATGTTATCAAAGTAAAAACTTCTATTATAAATCGTTATTCAGACCTTGGAATTGATTTGTATCACGAACAGAAGGGATTGGCGATGGCAGGAGATTCATTTCCGATTGCTGTTCCAGAACATTTCTTAGAATATGAGGAGAAAAATCTACTACTATGATTATAATGATTGGTGGAATACCATGCTCTGGTAAGTCCACGTTAATGAGAAGTCTGATTTCAGAAATGGGTTCGCATGAAGATGTTGAACCCATGAAACTATTTCCATGCCAAAAACACGGTGACGTATTGGTTGTTGGAAGGTATCCTGTTGGCGAAACATTTGGGGGAACTGACAGAATTAGTTATGGTGCTATCTCTAAGTTTAGAGATTTCATTGAACAAGAAACTCCCAAGCATAAACACATAATACTTGAGGGTGATAGATTTTGTCGTGCAAAAGATATTGAATGGTTGTTATCAGAACATGATGCAAAGATTTATATATTAAAGGTATCGCCAGAAGTGGAAAGTGAACGGCACACTATTAGGGGAGATGAACAGTCTGAGAAATGGTTACAGACTAGACGAACTCTTATTAGTAATTTACAAACTAATTTCTTGCTCATGGGTGAACTAGAAATAAGACTAACTGACACATGGGATTCAATCCGTGAGTTGAAAAATGAAATAAAGGAAAACTTGATATGAATAATAAAGTAATTAGTATACTGTTTAATAATGGAATGGAAATTGTTGGACGGTTTGTTTCGGAAACAGATGATGAACTTGTGGTGTACAAACCTCGTATGGCACAAATGTCGCAACAGGGAGTTGGACTTATTCCATCTATCTGTGCTACTGGTAAATCACCAGAAGGTGACTTCACATTCAGTAAAAGATTTATTATGTATTACACTGAATCTGTTGATGAGATTTCAAAAGGTTGGCAACAACATACAAGTGGATTGATTACAGCAGATAAAGGTACAATAATCTCTTGACTTTAGCAGACAAATATAGTATTATAAACAAAATGGAATCAAAGGATATAGATATGACTGATGAACGACTATTGCTAGACTACACTCGTTTTGTGGATGAGGTGACTTCTGAGGAATCAAAAGACCCACAGGCGTTTTCAGACGCACTAGATATAATAGACGAAACAAGTGGTTTGCCTCCAGAACGATTGATTACAGCTGCATTGGGTATCACTGCCGAGGGTGGTGAGTTTGCAGAGATTATCAAGAAAGCATGTTTTCAAGGTAAACCTCTAGATGATGATGCACAATATCACATGAAGCGTGAATTGGGTGATGTTATGTGGTACATTGCACAAGCATGTATTGCTCTGGATTGCACACTAGAAGATATCATTTATATGAATATCGAAAAGTTAGAAGCACGTTATCCAGACGGATTTGATTCTTTTCGTTCAAACAACAGAAAAGAAGGAGATGTATAAAGTATGGATTTTTTGAAAGATATTGCTAAGACAGCGGGCAATGAATACGCTGCACTTGTAAGTGAAGGGGTTGAAGCAGGTGATGTTGATGCGTTTATCGACACTGGTTCTTATATCTTCAACGCATTACTGAGTGGTTCAATTTATGGTGGACTACCAGCAAACAAGATAACTGCGGTTGCGGGCGAGTCTGCAACAGGTAAAACATTCTTTGTGATGGGTATGGTTAAGTCATTCCTTGATGCAAACCCAGATGCTGGTGTGTTGTATTTTGAGTCTGAATCAGCAATCACAAAACAAATGGTAATCGACAGGGGTATCGACCCTGCTCGTATGGTTATTCTACCAGTAACAACAGTTCAAGAGTTTAGAACACAATCATTAAAAGTATTGGATGCATATTTGCAACAGAATGAAGCAGATAGAAAACCAATGTTGTTGTGTTTAGATTCACTTGGTATGTTGTCTACTACAAAAGAAGTAGAAGATACTGCTGATGGTAAAGAAACTCGTGATATGACACGGGCGCAAGTACTTAAAGCTGCATTTAGAGTATTGACTCTGAAACTTGGTAAAGCAAAAGTACCAATGGTAATTACAAACCACACATATGATGTTGTTGGTTCTATGTTCCCTACTAAAGAAATGGGTGGTGGTTCTGGACTGAAGTATGCGGCATCATCTATCGTATATCTTTCTAAGAAGAAAGAGAAAGATGGAACTGAGGTTGTAGGTAATATCATTCACTGTAAGAATGCAAAGTCTCGTTTGACTATCGAAAACAAGATGGTTGATGTACGACTAATGTATGAACGTGGACTTGATAGATACTATGGTTTGCTTGAACTTGCACTGAAGTATGGTATCTTTAAATCAGTATCAACTCGTATTGAATTACCAGACGGTTCAAAAACATTTGGTAAAACAATTAACAATAATCCAGAGAAGTTCTTTACAGAAGAAATCATGCAACAGTTAGATGATGCAGCTGATAAAGAGTTTAAGTATGGACAACGTGTAGAGGAAGTTGAAGAAGAAGAAGTTGCTGAAACTGATGCAACATAATTTTATTCAAGTTTACAATGATGTAATAAAACCAGAACTATCCCAACAGTTGATTGCAATGTTTGAAGAATCAGAGCATCAACATGAGGATGTAATCTTGGAAGGACATCGTTCTTTCAAACAGGTGACATTACAGAATCATCCAGAATGGGAGCCTTTTGTCAAACCATTACAGAATACGTTCTATAATTACATAGATAAGTACATGAACGATTGTGGGGTAACTGACAAGATGTTCCCAGAACAATTTGCATTTGAGGCATTTCGCTTGAAACGATACATGCCAAATGATGTAGATGAATTTGATGACCATGTTGACGTTGGTAATCATAGTAGTGCAAGAAGGTTCTTAGTATTCTTTTTGTATCTTGATGACAACGAAGGTGGACACACAGATTTCCCAGATTACAATATTTCAGTTCAACCTGTTACTGGAAAGATGGTTATGTTCCCCCCAATGTGGACTCACTTACATGCTGGAAGGAAACCAATTGATAAACCAAAATACATTATAGGGAGTTATTTGCACTATGTCTAATATTAGTGAAATGTACACTTATGTAGAAAACAAAGATAAGAAGTGGACTGCCATCGGACTCACAGAGAAGGCAGGCAAATATCAAGGAGTTGTATATAGTTACGGCAAAGTAAAGATTCTTGAGAACGAAGAAAAAACAGAAGCCTCTTTACAATTTGAGTGGGATATGTTAGACTCTAATGGACTACCAAAAGAAAGTATTAAAGATGACTTCTTTGAACTTGCTGGTAAGATATTGGAAGATATCATAAGAAAACAAATAGATGGAGAAGAATTACAATATGTCAACACAGACGATAGAAAAGACAACACTAAGTAATCTAGTTTTTAATGAACCTTACACTCGTAAGGTTTTGCCATTTCTAAAACCAGAATATTTTTCTAACCCAGAGGAAAGAATTGTATTTGAAGAGATTACTAAATTTGTAGAGAAGTACAATAACAATCCTACCAAGGAAGCGCTGTCTATTGAGGTTGACGGACGTAAAGATATTAATGACGAACAGTTTAAAAAGGTAACACAAATTATTGAAACTCTGTCTGATGCAGAAGTTGATATGAACTGGTTAGTCGAAACTACAGAGAAATTCTGTAAGGACAAAGCAGTATACAATGCAATTCTCAACGGTATTCAAATCATCGAAGGTAAAGACAAAGAACATACTCCAGAAGCAATTCCTAGTATTCTTACTGATGCATTATCAGTTGCATTTGATTCACATATTGGACACGACTACGTTGATGATGGTGAGGAAAGATTTGAGTTCTATCATAAGAAGGAAGAGAAACTAGAATTTGACTTGGAGTACTTCAACAAGATTACTAAAGGTGGACTTCCAACTAAAACTCTAAACATTGCACTTGCTGGTACAGGTGTTGGTAAATCATTGTTTATGTGTCACATGGCATCATCTACTTTGATGCAAGGTAAGAATGTATTATACATTACTATGGAGATGGCAGAAGAAAGAATTGCAGAACGTATTGATGCAAACTTGATGAACATCACTATGGATGACTTGCACGATTTACCAAAGAAGATGTTTACTGACAGACTATCTAAGATTCAAGGTAAGACAAACGGTAAACTTATCATCAAAGAATATCCAACTGCATCTGCTCACAGTGGACACTTTCGTTCACTTATCAAAGAACTTGCACTAAAGAAATCATTCAAACCAGATGTTATCTTTATTGACTATCTAAACATTTGTGCATCATCTCGTTTCAAAGGGAATGCGAATGTTGGTTCATACTTCTATATCAAAGCAATTGCAGAAGAACTTAGAGGACTTGCAGTAGAATGTAATGTACCTATTATGTCTGCAACCCAGACAACTCGTGGTGGTTTCAATAGTTCTGATGTGGGACTTGAAGATACTTCAGAATCATTTGGTTTGCCTGCAACTGCTGACTTAATGTTTGCATTGATTACAACAGATGAACTAGAACAACTTAATCAGATTATGGTTAAACAGTTAAAGAACCGTTACAATGACCCAGGCGCAAATAAAAGATTTGTTTTGGGTATTGACAGAGCGAGAATGAAACTGTATGATTGTGAACAAGAAGCACAAGATGATATCATTGATAGTGGACAAGATGACACACCAGCATTCGATAAAAGTCCAATATCTGCACGATATGACAAGTTTAACGACATAAAGGTGTAATTTATCTTGACTTCTTAACAATTTGATATTATAAATAGAACTGTAATATTATTTGTGCAAATGGAGAAATTGATAAATGCAAGGATTCAAGAGTTTTACTAGCCTTGATGAACAGGCATTACACGAAGAAACACTTCCATCTGACTTTTTCGATGGATTTGAATTTGAGGTAAACTCAAAGGCATCTTCTAGTAAAAGAACTGTTTATCGGGTACGTTCCAGTGATAGGGACAATGACAGAGATGAGATATTAAGAAGATTGCGTCAAGCTGGTATTGATGCAAGACTTTCAGATACCTCTTCATCTAGTGTAGACCCTATTGACGGCACTTTTGATGACAAGAATTTTAGAATTCAAGTCAAACCTCTTGCTGGTGGTATGGGTGAAACAACACTCAATTCAAGTATCACTGAACTATTTCCATGTATCGCATTTGAACTAGGATACACTCCCCAAAATATACAAGACTTTCATCAATGGTTAATGACTGTTGATACTAGAAAACTTGCGTGTGTCGATTCAAAAGATACAGTTGCTGCACGAGAAACAATTAATAAAGCAGATACCTCAACTAAGTTTGAGGACAAGATGAATAATGCAATGGCAATATTGCAGTTTATTAAAGACCAACATAATGATAAACAAATACAAAATGTTTATTGGGGATATCGTGCAAAACCAGCTGGTGTTCCTAAATCACATCCAGGCGATATGTTTATCAAATACAAAGATAACAAAATTTTAGGTGTTAGTTTAAAGGCTGGTGGTAAGAAAACTTCTGAACCACAACTTAACACATATGTAAGACCAGTATTTACTGCAATGGGACAAACTAAAGCATTAGATGCATTACGAAAACTTTCATACACACAAGTATACTCTAAGATTGGTGGCATGCCATCACTTGATTCTTTTGACGGTGGTGTAAATGGTAGACACAAAGATAGAAGAAAAACTGAGAAAACTCTAAAAGATTATGACAAAGCAAACAATCGTTCTTATGAAAAAGATTACGATGTAATGTTAGAAATTATGAGAAAAGGTATTGTTGACTTATTTAATAAGAATAAGAATACAACACTCAAATATATTAAAGAAGAAATTTTAAGAGATGCACCAGATGTTCCTACTATTGTTATTAAAGCAATTGGTAGTTCATACGAAGAAGTAACAGATAGAGATGCAGTAGGAGTATTCCTACCACAAGTTAAATTTGTTAAAGCAATGGCATCTCCAAAGTCAAAACAAAATTGGTTTATTATCTTGCAATCTGGAGATGATAGTCTTACAATGAATATGTCAATACGTTCAAATAAATCTGGACATGCTGGTAAAAAGAAACTCGGACAATTCCCTACAGGACTTGCAGTTAAATATAACGGACTTGCTAAATGATTTCATTCTCACAACATTTAAATGAAGATAAGGGTGGAAAGAATTTAC